AACGGGGCGGGGTCTGCGCCGCAAATCGGCCGAAACTTGGGCTTTTGTCAGACGCCCGAAAAACCTAATTTTCTCTTCCCGATTTAAGACTCTGATAGACCCCCGATACTGTTTCGTGGTTTCACGCCCCTTCACGCTAAGTTATTAACCCGTAACGGTTAATTGGCTATTGACCTATCGCCCCTTCACACCATATCACGTCCAGTAGCGGGCCCCTGTGGGCCCCCTGGTGGGCCCCCTGGAAATGAAAACGCTTAGTTCGACATTGCAGATCAAGAACGCCCAAGCTGGTGAATATGGCGTTAAGGGCGCGAGCGGCCTGGTTTTTAAAAAAGCTACCGACGAGCCCGGCTTCGGTTCCTACACCGTGCGCTATCGGCTCGGCGGGCGACGGCCGAAGATGGGGCTCGGCCGCTTCGATGAGATCAGCCTTGCCGACGCCCGTGAGGCGGCCAAGAACGCCGTGGCGCTGGCTCGCAAGGGCATTGACCCGATCGAGCAGCGCAAGCGCGAGCGCGAGGCCAATCTCGCGGCTGAGCGCGCGGAGAAGCCAGTCAATTTTCGGCAAGCGACCGAGGCCTATCACGCCCTCCACGCGCCGACGTACAAGCACAAATACGCTGGCCAAGCCTGGCTCAATCCGATCAAGAAATACGCTTACCCAGTGATCGGCGAGCTTCCGGTCAATGACGTTTCGCCCCGGCATATCGCGGCGATCATGGGACGCGCCGAAGCCGCCAGCTTTTACGCGACCGCTCTGAAGCTCCGCGGACACATCAACGCGGTTTTTAACGCTGCTATCGCCAACGGCGACCGCGACATGATGCGCGGCAATCCTGCGGCGGCGGGACTGATCGGCGCGATGCGTCCGCTCAAGCGGAAAGGCGAGGCCAAGCACTATCGCCGCATCGAATTAGATGCCGCGCCTGCAGCGGCGCGCGCCATTCGGGAGGCAGTAAATCACGCCGAGGGGCACAGGGCGACGGCGCTCGATGCATGGCTGTTCATGATCGCCATAGCCGTGCGACCGTCCGAGGCGTTTCGCTCTCAATGGCCTGAGGTCGACCTCGATAAGAAGCTACTCACTATTCCCGCGCCGCGGATGAAAGGGCCCCGGCCGCATATCGTGCCGCTCAGCACGTTGGCGCTCGAAGTTCTTGACCGTCGGGCGCGTGTCCGCACGAGCGACGCGATTTTCGCCGGCCCCGCCGGATTGCCGATTGACCACACCAATTTCGCCCTCGGGCCGGAGCGAGCGGGAATCGATGCCGGGGCGCCGCATTCGTGGCGATCGATCTTCGACGATTGGGCGGGCGACATCGGCAACGTCGCCTTCGATCTCTCCGAGTTCGCCCTGGCGCATGCGCTCCCCAAGACCAAGGCCGCGTATCGTCACGGCACCGCAGTCGAACCGCGACGTTTGGTGATGGAGAACTACGCGCGCTGGCTCAAGGGCGACACGGACCCCAACGTCATCGCCTTTCCGACCATGCGCGCCTAGCGGAGACTCTGTTCGCCTGGTTGAAGCCGCGCCCCACTTAAGCCAGACTGACGGTAGCGCGGGATAGGTTAGCTCCCGATACGCCGGTTCGGTCCCGGCTTCCCGCGCGGCCTTCCCTGACCGGACGCGCGAGACCGACCGCGCCTATGCCCGATGCACGCTACGATGTCGGGACGCTCGCCAGTTATTGGCGCACGCTCCTGAACCGCGCCGACAACGATGAGGACGCGTGGAACCAGCTGCTCGGGCAGAGTCGCAATGGCTATCTGGTCTGCGACCCGCCCGTGTCGGCAGATCAGATCCAGGAGCCGTCGCTCCGCTATGGCGGCCGGTCGGTCTCGATGGGCACGCCTCGCCTTATGATCAAGACCGATGACGGCGTCCTGCTCGACGCCGAGTACTTCCGCGCGACACTCGTAATGAAGCACGATACGCCGCCGGAGCCGATCCCCGATCCGAAGCCAGAGCCAGCGGCGGTCAAGATCGCGGAGGTGAGTCCGCGGCCTGAGAAGCCGCACCGTGAAGCCAACAAGAACCGGACAACGCCGGCGACGATGACAAAAGCGGAGATCGACGCGGCCCGGTATCGAGACAAGCTGGCGCTGCTTGAGGCGGCGCTGAGCGATGGCAAGAAGCGGACAAAAGCCCAGCTCGCTGAAAAAATCGATGTGCCGTGGGGCACATTTAAGCGGTGGGGGATGAACCGGCTCAAAACGTCCGACGATGTGAGCCAACTCAGACTGACGTTGCGGGCCACCGATTCGACGATGTGAGCCGCTCAACCTGACGATGTGAGCCGCCATGGCTCACATCGTCGTGACGATTTCTGGCTCACTCCACGATGTGACTCCTTGCGGGCCATTCGGCCGGAGTCATAGCCTCGCGGACATGATAACGCACGATCACACCGCTCTCGCTGATATCCTAGCCCGCCAGGCGGCCGATCCCCGCATTTCGATGTCGCGTCGAGAATGCATGCGCGAAGGCAATTGGTCCCAAACGACTCAAATCGCGAAAGAAAATTCGAACGTCTTACGCCGCTATCTTGACGGCGCGAGCGTCAGAATCACCGTCGCGTCATTCTACCAACATCTGATTGAGTTGGCGTCCGCCGCGCCGAAAAAGGTGCGTCAGCCGCCGGCCCGATTCCCCCGTCGTCACGCTCCGACCCGTCGAGAAGGTAGGGCGGCCGAGCCCGCCCAGTAGTCAACCAAGCCTGAGTTCTGAACCGCGCTTCCCGCGCCACGCCACCCCTTTGCCTGGATACGCCGCGCCCCGGGCATGACGAAGAGACAGCGGCACACGGAAACGGCCGGCGCTTTCTGAGAGCAACCGGCCGCCAAGATAGAAAGGTCAAACGCAAATGTCTCTTACAACTGAAACGCTATCGAAGCCAAACGCGGAGCCGGCGATTGTCCGGATCTGGCGCGGCATCGAGGATGGCCTGGCCGAGGGAACGATGCTCGACGCCGACGCCATTGCGAACGCCGCGGTCTCACTCCGCGAGGCCGGAGAATCCCCCGAAGGGCTCGGCCTCGACGCGAGCGAAGTCGAGAATCTCGCCGGCAGGCTCGATGAAGCCGAGACAATTCTCCGCGACGTCGAAATGACAATCGATGGCTTTCTGACTCACGAGCCGACGGACTGGCCGGAGGCGAGTTCCGTCGAAGCAGCGATGGCGGACGTCGATAACGCGATCATCGCCCGGCTTGAGGCGACGCTCGCCGAGAACGCCAGCCTGAAGGCGCGCCTCGCGCTCCTCACCCAATCCGACATCGCTCACTGAACCATCTCGACCGCGCTCGTTGAGGGCGCGGTCTCTTTCCTCCGTTGAGGGGCGAACGTCATGACTGACGCAACGTTCAAAGGCACGCTTCGCGATCTCAGAGACGACCTCGAGCGACTGCGCGACGACCTCGAAACCGCGATCGACAGCATCGTCGGCGTCGACGAGTACGCCAAGAGCGACATCCTCGACGAGGACGACAAGGGTGCTGTCACCGTCGACATAGCGGAGCTCAAGGCCCTTTTTGAGAGCCTCGACGACGCGGCGGAAGAGGCGGCCAGGGCCTTCAGAAAATTCGACCAGGAAGTCGATCGTGTGTGGCGGCGCTTCAAGCTGGCGCTTGTGCACAGCGAGGTCGCGCCATGAGCGACATCATTCTCGGTATCGATCCTGGCGGGCATGGCGCAATCGCCACGCTCGACGAGAGCGGCCAACTTATCACCATCGAGGACATGCCGGTGACGCGCGAGGCGAATGGCCGGCATGCGACCAACGCGCCGTTGGTGGCGGAAATTTTCGCTCGCGCCCACGCCCGTGTCATCTATTGCGAATTCGTCGGCGCCCGTCCGACGGACGCGAAGGGCGTTTTCATTCGGAAGGTCGCGAGGCGTGCTCGAAGGCTGCGCCGGAGCACTCGGCGTGCCAATCGTGTTCATCGCACCTGCTGTCTGGAAACGCCTGGCTAACGTTCCGCCGGGCGCCGAAAACAAGGACGTGGCTCGGACGCGCGCAATTGCGAAGTGGCCACAGCGCTGATCTCTTCGCTCGCAAGTCCGACATCGACCGTGCGGAAAGCGCTCTCATAGGTCTCGCGGGCATCATGCGCGAGCGCGGGTCATGACCGGCCTGCAGATCCTTACCGCGGCCGAGAGACTCGCTGAGCCGCGCGGAACCTCGATCGTCCTGGCCGGACCTTCAGGGATCGGAAAGACCTGGCAGATCCAGACCCTCGATCCCGCGCGTACGTTGGTCGTTGACGTCGCCCGCGGCGCTTTGCCCCTGCTCAATTTTCCGGTCGATATCGTCCGGCCCAGCGGCTGGGAGGAGGTCGCCGATCTTTTCTGCCTGATCGGCGGGCCAAACCCCTCGCTGCCGCCCTCGTCGGCCTACAGCGAGGCGCACTACCAGAAAGTGTGCAACTTACTCGACGCCAGCCGATACGACACGTTCGTTTTCGATTCCATCACGCAGATCGGACGCGAATCTTACCGATACGCGGAGACGCATCCCGAAACGACTTCGCGCAGCGGCGGCCGGGACGCCCGCCAGATTTTCGGCCAGCACGCCAGACAGACGATCGCCGGCCAGCAGCAGGTGCAGCGCGGCGCGCCGAACAAGATCATCATCATGATCGCAATCCTAGAATTCGTGACCGATGACAAGGGTCGCGCCGAATGGCGCGTCCAAATGGAAGGCGACAAGGCGGCGCGCGAGCTCCCCGGAATTGTCGACCACATCGTCACTTTGAATTGGCTCAACTTCAGCGACGGCAAGCCGCCAACACGCGCCTTTGTCTGTACCGCGCCCAACCCTTGGGGATTCCCCGCGAAAACGCGCTCGGACCGGCTCGACCAGGTCGAAGAACCCGATCTCGGAAAACTCATTCGCAAGCTCTTAACCCCGGCGCAGCCGGCAACACAGGGAGACTAACCCATGACCCCGTTCGACTACAGCGTCCCGCCGCCTCAGGCCGCGCTCAACCTCATTCCGGCAAAGACAATTGCTCGGCTTCGGATGGACATCAACGCCGGCGGCGTCGGCGAGGACGGCATGCTGACGCTGAGCAAGAGCGGCAGCGGCTGCGAGATGTTGAGCTACACACTGACCGTGCTCGACGGCCCCCACGCGAAGCGCAAGATTTTCGGTCAGTTCATCGAAGGCCCGCGCGACAGGTACGAGGATCAGTTCTGGCGCGCTGTCAGGATGCGGAAGCGGATTCTCGAAAGCGCCTACAATCTTGATCCGCGCGACACGAAGCCGGAGACGAAAGCCAAGCTCAACGTTTCTTATGCCGGATTCGACGGCCGCGTGTTTTACGGGCGCGTCGGCATTGAGCCGGGAAACGGGGACTGGCCGGCGAAGAATGTTCTCGCTGGAACCGTGACCTGCAACGAAGGCGACTGGCCAGGTCCAATCGAGCAGCCTCCGCCGGACTCCTCTCCCCCTGTGTCCTCTTCCGCGTCTACGCCGCCGCCCGTGGCTCCCGCAGCGATCGAGCGACCAGCCTGGGCACGGGAGTAAACGCGGTGAAGAAGGCGCGCATATCCGCGATCAGCGCCGAGCAAGACGAGTGGGTGCGGCGCGCCTATTCCGCGGCCGTTGCCGCCGCGAAGGATCTGGTCGGCAACCAGGGGCAGATTCGGATCGGAAAGCTCTCCGATTCGGAGTGGGGCTGGATCGCCAGCGCGGTCATCTGGGGCTGGGTCAAAACGCGAGCCGAGCAGGCGGCGTCGGAGGGTTGGAGCCTTGAGGAGACTGTACGCCGAACCGGGCTCCAGCCCCGTCCCTGGGACACAGGGGGCGTCGTCGGGATTCTTCCGAAACTCGCCGACGCCTGTCCAAACTTTGATTGGTCGCAGCCGGCCAGCGCCTGGTCGAAAGAAACGCTCGCTACGTTTCTCCTGACCGCCTTCGATCTGATCCAACGCGCGATGATCGCGCGCGATGTCCTTGAAGAGCAGCTCGAGCCTGTCAATGCCGACATAACCGCGCGGCGGATCAACGGCGCTGCAGGCAATCCCCGAATGACTCCCGAGGAGCTCGAAGCGCTCGATCGTGGCGACTGTCTACTCTGAGGCGCGCGCCATGGACTACAGCCAAGCTGTCGATCTCTCTGACGAACCGCTCAATACAGAGATCAACGCGCTGATCGAGCGGGCGGCTGCGGCGACGATGGAATTACCGCGATCGTATCTTGGCGCGTCGATCCTTGGCCATGAATGCGACCGCCAGGTGCAATTTGATTGGTGGGTCCAGCCGCTCTTGCCGGCCCGGGTGAAGACGATTTTCGCCCGCGGGCATTTTTTCGAGGCGCTGATGCACGAGCGGCTCATAGGCGCCGGATTCGCGTTCGCTCCTTCCGAAGCGTTGGAATTTGTCGCGCTGGACGGATATCTGCAAGGGCACGCGGACGGAGTCGTCATCGCCGCGCCGCCTCTGCCAGGCGTCTATCTCGCGACCCCCTGTGTTTGGGAATGTAAGGCGCTCAACGGGAAAAACTGGCGCGCGGTTTCGCGCGACGGACTGGCGAAAGTCTTTCCCCGCTACAGCGTTCAGATCAGTCTCTACCAACGGTTTCTCGACAAGACCAACCCGGCGCTGGTCACCTGCGTCAATGCGGATACTTGCGAGGCGCTACACTTTGCGCTCGCTTTCAATCCTATGCGCGCCCGCCAGGCGGTCGACCGCGCCATCGCGATTATCGCCGCGACCCGAACTGGCGAGTTGCTGCCGAGCTTCACCACCGACCCCAACGACTGGCGCTGCGCGATCTGCTCGCACAGGGAGCGCTGCTGGCGATGAGCGCGACTCTTCCGCCCGACCTGATCGACCGGCTGACCAAGATCATCGTCATGCTCTCTTCGCCTAACGAAGGCGACCTGATCGCCGCTGGGCGCGCCCTGCAGCGTCAGCTGGCTTCCGCTCACACGGACATTTACGCACTCGTTGAGCGCCTCAGAGCCGGCGAGGACAGGAACCAGTTCGCAACTGAGGTCGTCAACGCGGCCTATGCTCAGGGTCTGAGAGACGGCGAAGCGCGGGCGCACGGGTCCGATGGCTTTCATAGTGTCGATGAATCGGCCGAGTGGCGCGAAGTCGCGCTCTACGTCGCGCGCGAAAAGCACCGCCTTCCGCCCCGCACACTGCAGAAGAGCGCCGAATTCATTGCCAATATGGCGGCGCGGGCTCGGTCACCCTACAGCCGCGAGCCGACCCAGCGAATGCATGAATGGCTGCACGACCTTTTCTTCAAACTAGGAGGGAAGATCACATGACTCCGGACGAGCGTACGGTGCGCAGCTTTCTCGAGGCGTTCGTCGCCTTGGCGGCATCGTCGCTCGGCGGTTTTTCCCCGCCCGGTTGTCTTCAGATGTGCCGCAAGCATCCGAGCGACGATGACCTTGTTCCGACCCGCTACGCCTTCGGCGCCGATCTCGTCGAGCACATGACGCGTGACGCGCTGGTCGATTCGGAAGCCGGGCATAACGTCTATGTCGAGGCGCGATTTGTGAAGTTTGGTCTCCAGGGCAAGGCGCGAGGCAAGCTCAAGGACACCGCCTGCGTCTTCGCCCTGGTTGTCGATTCTGACGCCGATAAAAATATGGCGTGGATCCCGCCGGCGGGCATGCGTCCGACCCTGACGGTCGAAACCAGCCCCGGCAACGCGCAGTATTGGTTTTGCTTCGAGCACGCCCTCGCTGCCGGATACGCGCAGCGACTCGGCGAAGGTCTGCGTCGCGGCACTGGATGCGATTCGGACACCGGCAATCCGACCCAGCCTTATCGAATTCCCGGCACGGCGAATTATCCGGACAAGGTGAAGATCGCGCGCGGGCGCGTCGTCACGCCGACGTTTTTTCGTGGAGCGGCGCCGTGCCTGTAGACCTGTCGCAGTTCAAGATCTGGACGGAAGCGGAATTCGAGGCGGCTTTTCCGCCGCCCCCCGTGTCGCCGCGGTCCAACGGCCAGGGAACACAGGGGGGTGCTGACGACCTCGACGAGTCGGCTCTTCCCGACAGTCTCATGGATCTCGTTCGCGACGGCGTTTCGCGCTCGCGCGACCGCTCGCGGGCTTTCATGCGCGTGGTGGCGGATCTGAAGGCGCACGGCTTTAGCGCCGAGGGCGTCTACCGACTTCTGGCGCGTTATCCTAATGGGATCGCCGAGAAGTACCTTCATCCGCAAGACCGCCTTCAGCACGAGGTCGAGCGCGTCTACGCCAAGCTTCAGACCGGGACAGCTTCGCCCGGCGCGGCGTCTGCTTCGGCGCCGACGACGCTCGACCAGGTGGTCGCCGTCTTCAGCAAGTGGCTCGCCTTCAAGAACCCGACGCCGGTCTACGCCGTATTTGGCGCGGTCGCCGCCAATATGCTGCCGGGTGACGCCGTATGGCTCGGCCTGATCGCCCCGCCGTCGAGCGCCAAGACCGAGATCTTGAACGCGCTGGGCCGGGTGCCGCATGTCGAGATGGCGGCGACCCTGACGCCGGCGGCGCTGTTGTCGGGCACCCCCAAGCGGCAGGTCGGGCCCGGCGCCAAGGGCGGGCTGCTGCACAAGCTCGGCGCTTTCGGCGTGCTGGTTCTGCGGGATTTCGGTTCGATCCTCAGCATGCACCCGGAAACCCGGACGGAGCTCCTCGCGGCTTTGCGCGAGATCTACGACGGGGCGTGGACGCGTCATTTGGGCGTCGACGGCGGCAAGGAACTGTCGTGGAAAGGCAAGCTTGGTCTGGTCTTCGCTGCGACCGAGAGTCTCGACGACTACCATGCGGTCATCGCCTCCCTCGGTCACCGCTTCCTGATCTGCCGGATGTCGTCGGACGGCGACGACCAATTGAGCAAGGCTTTCGACCACAGCGGCGAGGCCGCCCAGACGATGCGCGACGAGCTCGCCGCCGCCGTTACCGGCCTGTTTGCCGGACTGCAACAGAATCCGCCGACACTCTCCGAGGCGGAACGCCTGCGCCTGCGCCGCGTCGTGCGGCTCGCCGTGCGCCTACGCGCCCATGTCGAACGCGACCGCTACACCCGCGAAATTCTCAGCATTCACGGCGCCGAAGGCCCAGCCCGCATGGCGCTCGGCCTCGAGCGCCTGCTCGCCGGACTCTACGCCATCGGCCTGCCCCGCGAACCCGGATTCGCAATCATTCACCACGTGGCGCTGGCCTCGACGCCGCCAATCCGTAAATTCGCCTACGACCAGCTGACCGAAATCAGCCAGACAACCCGCATGATCGCCGAAGCGCTCAAGCTGCCCACCACCACCGCCAGGCGAGCGCTGGAAGAGCTCGAAGCACAGGGGCTGGCCAAGCGGGTTCGCAAACGGGTCAAGGACGGCGGCGACAAGCAGGGCGGAGCCGATCTGTGGACCCTTGACCCAGAATGGGCGACAGAACGGGATCGCTAACATTTTCGAATGCCATCACTAATTTCGGACACCGCTGTGAAAAAACGGCACGAAAGCATCCGGAACCCCTTGTAAACCATCACCTATTTGAGCTTGCCAGCCCGACCCGTTCCCGCAACTTACATACCCGATAAAGAGAGTGAATTTCCGTTTTCCTCTCTGTTAAATTTGCCGTTAATTTTCCTCATCTCCCTCTGGGGGGGTATTTGCGGGTACGCAGTTTAAGAAACGGGTTGGTGAGGTCTCTGAAAGCCCTCGAAACCCAGCAAAATAACGCGAATACACGCTTGCTTGAGCAGCTAAAGCGCAAGCTGTAACAATGCAGCCGTACTGAAACGAAAAGGCTTTCCGCCAATGAGTGTGGCCAACAACCCCGTTTCTAGACGTCGATCTAGCCGAGCGTGCCCTTCGACAGACGAAATTATCGCGCAAATTCAAGCCCATCACGGCATCTTGGCGCCGGCTGCAAGAGCCTTGGGATTGAGCCGCTCGAGCCTCGATCGCATGGTTCAGCGGCGCTCAAAGCTGGCTTGGGCCTGTCGGCAGAGCAGGGAAACGCTGGTCGACTTCGCGGAGTCGAAGCTTTTCGAGAAAATCAGGGACGGCAACGAGCGGTGCATCCTTTACACATTGAGCACGCTCGGCAAACATCGCGGTTATGCGGTGGCCAAGGGGACCGAGCTCAACATTGGCGACACCACGAACCTGGTGATGAGCGTGACCGTTCAGCCGGTCGAGAGCGGCAAGTTCCTGGATGAGATTGACGAACCTTCCGTGCTCGTCGACGGCAAGCTGATCGACAACGATCCCGAGAAGCTCAACTAACCCCCCTGTGCCCTCCGAAATCGTTTGACACGCCCTCTTTGCCTTGTTATGACACTGCAACGTTCGTCGCTGTGTTATGAAAAGGTCAGAGAATCATGAAGTCCGCTATCGCCTACACCCGCGTCTCGACTGCCGGTCAGGGACGCTCAGGACTGGGCCTGGAAGCCCAAGAGGCCGCGTTGGCTCGCTTTGCCGAGGCCGAGGGCTATCGCCTGCTACGGACCTTCTCTGAGGTCGAGACGGGCAAGGGAAGCGACGCCCTTGATCGTAGGCCGCAGCTCAACGCGGCGCTCGCCGAGGCCAGGCGCTGCGGCAAGGGCACGCCGATCATCGTCGCCAAGCTCGATCGTCTG